TGATCGGTTCCATCGATGCCGAGAGCTACGACACCATTGGCATGCAGCTGAACAGCCGCGGCCAATTTAACGCCGACGACATCGACCGCGCCTATATCGGACAGGGCCGCAAGACGGCCAAGATCAACGAAGACGTCGTCGCCAAGAGCCGCGGCCGCAATGGTGTCATGATCTTCGCGGCGACCGTACAGCATGCCAAAGAATGCCTCGAGAGCCTGCCTGCAGAGCTGTCGGCTATTGTCACGGGCGAGACACCGCGCAAAGAGCGCGCCGAGATCATCGCGCGCTTCAAGGCTGGTCAAATCAAATACATCGTGAATGTGGCCGTGTTGACCACAGGCTTCGATGCTCCGCATGTCGATGTGATCGCGATGCTTCGGGCCACAGAATCAGCTGGGCTGTTGCAGCAGATTATCGGCCGCGGTCTGCGTATCGCCGAAGGCAAGACGGACTGCCTTGTCTTGGATTATGCCCAGAACATCGAGCGGCACTGCCCAGACGGCGATATCTTCTCGCCGACTATTCGCCCCATGGGCATGAAGGAAGAGGCCAAGACGCTGCGCTGTCGCTGCCCTGAATGCGAAACAGAAAACGAGTTCGTGGCGCGCTTCAATAAAGACAAATACGAGATCGACGACAACGGTTATTACGTTGATCTTGACGGCCGTCGCATTGAGACCGAGTTCGGTGATATGCCTGCCCATCATGGGCGGCGCTGCCAAGGCTTTGTCGCTGTTGGTGGCGGCGATCTTGATCGGTGCCGCTATCGTTGGACGTTCAAAGAGTGCCCTGCCTGCAAGGCCGAGAACGATATCGCCGCGCGGCATTGCACAGAATGCAAAAACGAGATTGTCGATCCGAACGAGAAGCTTCGCCTTGAGTTCGCAAACAAGAAGAAAGATCCGACCATCAGGCAGACAGACCGCGTGCTGGCATGGTCAACAAGGAACACGATTTCCAAGGCTGGGCGCGCTGTCCTGCGCGTTGATGTTGTGACCGAGTTCAGGACGTTCTCGTTCTGGGTACACAAGGAGCCGACATGGGCTGACGGGCATCGCATGGCGGTGCTTTATGCAAGCCTGCGCGGCGAGCGTCCGCAGACCATCACCTATCGCAAAGACGGAGACTGGTACAAAGTCTTCGCATTTAATGAGGAAGCCGATGCACTTGCAGCTTAAAAAAATCCGCGTCTATGGCGACACCGAGTTCCGCGGCCAATGCGCCACAGAAGCCGTCGAGCAGGTGACCTTCTTCAATCGCCTGCGCCTATGGTGGGGCGACAGCTATGGCATGATCGCCCTGCACCCGCGCAACGAAGGTCAGAGGCACTTCAGGCAGGTCGCAAGAGAGAAGGCCGAGGGCATGGTCAAGGGCGCGGCCGATGTCATTATTCCCGCGTCGCCCGCATTTGTCTGCGAGATCAAACGCAGAGACCACACAAAATCACAATGGCAAGATGGACAGCAGGAGTATCTCAATGCCGCGCAAAAAGCAGGTGCGTTCGTCTGCGTCGCGCTCGGGGCGGACGCGGCGTGGGAAGCGTTCGACGATTGGCTGGCCGTCAGGGAGCCCGAGCGAACAGATGCGTTTGGTGATGAAGGGGATGAAGTCGATTGAGGATTTAAACGCTGGGATCCGATCCGCGATCCGCATCGAGATCTATTGGGCGGCTTGCGCCATTTTGGACTTGCCTGACAAAACCTCGCGGAAAACCTCGCTGGAAACGTTGCCCGCGATGATTCGGCCACACATTGAAGCAGAAGCTAGACGCATATGGGAGATGAGAAAAAATGACGAAACATGAGCTTGTATTGATGATTGCGGCCGCTGGCGGCCTCATTATCACGGGCATGATAGCCCAAATCACGATTAGGGTTCTGAATGAAAAACCTCAAGATAACAATAACTTACCAGAACAGAACGATCTGCCAGTGCCGCGCCCGTTCGGGCAACGCGAGGGAAGATAAAATAATTTTGAGAATGTACAAAAAAATGCTTGCACCGATCTTCGGGATATGGGAGAAGGGGGCGTCGGCAGCGAGCCGCTAGATTTTAGATAGGAGATTTTGAGATGACCATCGCAAACCGCACTCACCCAGACACCCTCATCGCTCTCAAGAACGCTGCTGACGCGGCCAAGGAAGCATACGAAGCCGCGCGCGATACGTTCGTCAAGGAATGGGATCTCGGTCGCCACGAAGGCACCGAAGAAGACGTTACGGTTACACTCTCGCAGCGTTCGTCGATGGACTTCGACAAGCTGCTCAAGGACTACGGTATCACCGAAGCGCAGTTTAAGCTGTTCTCGGCATGCAAGAAGGACGGCGAATCGTTTCCTGTCGTCAAAGTCGTCGCCAAGAAGAAGGAGGCCGAATAATGGAAGCCTCTGTAGTGAAGGGCGATGTTGTTGCGGTCAGGTTTGACCGCAGCAGCACCACAATCAGACTAAAGACCACGCGCTATTCAGATTGGCGTTTGGCGCGTGCCATCAAAGTTGATCGCAAAGGTCGCGTGACCAAGTTTCGCGTTGTCGCTGACACGAATGTGTCTGATGTCGATGCGATCCCCGTGCGTGTCTATACAATCTCTGGCGATGCCCAGATCAAGGCGCGCGCTCTTGCTGATGCGATCGGCAATGACAATGAGAAAAACCATTTCGCAACAGGAGAAGCTTTAAAGGAAGCAATCATCAATGGATTATAATTTTTTACTTCTTGTGTTGGTTGACGAAAAGATTTCGTCATCTGCCAAGGTCTTGTGGATCAGGTTGTTTCTTAAGTACGGGATCCACATCAACTTCTCTACCCTGTACGTCACTTTAGCAAAGGAGCTTGATATAAACTCATGGACCGTGTCTTCCAATATGAGAATGTTGATTAAGCGCGGCGCAATAAAAGTAAATCGTAACTATGATGAAAACGGTCGAACAGCGAGCACGTTCACGTTGGTCGAACCAACTAAATGGAAGAAAGTAAAATGATGAACCTTTCAGATGTTTTAAAAGCAGCAGCAACACAGGAGCCACAGATGGATATCAATGTTTCATTATCTAAAAAAGAAAAGACCCATGGCATCTACAAAGAGACGGCGAGCCTTTCTCAGTCTCTCAAAGACGTCATGCGTTCTGGCCGCAACTGGCAAAACTTGAACGATCAACAAAAAGAATCGATCGAGTGCATTGCCATGAAGCTTGCTCGCTTGTTGAATGGCAATCAGAATCATCGCGATCATTGGGATGACGTAGCAGGCTACGCAACCCTTGGTGGCGAAGGTAGCGCGGTCAATCTTCCGACTGTCCGCGGTGACATCGAGCAAGCATTAGGACAATAAAACAATGAACAGACACGCTGACGAACTGACGATCGAGCACATCATAGAATTGCGTAAACGGCTCGCTGAAGCAGAGCGTCAGCGTGACAATGCTTTGAATGCGTGCATGGCATTACGAAAGCAGATTGATTCATTACAACGCGCGTTGGAAAAATACGGCGACTATACGTTCGATAGTATTAGTTACACGTTGAAAGGGTTTGGAGGTGAGTGATGGACATCGTTGAACGGTTGCGTGAGTTTGAAGCAACGGACTGTTGCAGCCAAAGAAAAGAAGCCGCCGACGAGATTGAGCGGTTGCGAAATGTTGTGGCATTACTGATTGAGTATGAAGAGCACGATAAAAACATCCTCAAAGGCGCGGTAATGTGGGAGGCGCTTATTGAGGCAGCACATCGCGCTTTAATGGAGAAAGAGTGATGAGTTTTCCACAATTCAATTACACGCTTGGGGAGCCAATGCCGCGACCGCCATCGATGAACAACTCGACAAAAAATAAACCGCAACGCAAAACGCAGTCAGGTGTTCCTGCTGTGCCATTGAAGGAGAAAGAGTGATGTGGAAGAAAGCAGCAATGTTGGTCAAACTTGAACTCGGTGGATACATTGTGAAGCAACACAATGTTTATGATTACAAAACTGCAATTTTATTTGCTGGAAGTTTAGCTGATTGCTTAATTTTCTTGGAAGAATACATGATGAAGGATGAAGAGTGATGGACAACCCGCATTATGTGACGCCTGAAGAGGCTAAGAAAATGGCTTGCCCGTTGAGCATGAAATGTGAAACCGCACATTGTTGCGGTGGCCCAAAGTGCATGGCATGCCGGTGGAGATTGATGAGATACGCAGACGACAAAGATCCTGAGACGGATGCGTGGCCCGCTATTTACAGCACAACTCACGGTTTTTGCGGGATGGTGCGGATATGATGGATCTTGTAGAAGACGTCTTAATGCCAATACTGGTTTTCATTTGTGTTGGTTTTCTTCTGTTTTTGGTGATCATAATTCCTTTTGCGGCTATGTTTGGTGGTCCGACAAAACAACAGGAAATGTATCAGCACTGCATTGATGACGGGAACAAAGATTATGTCTGTTATCAAATGACGCATACCCAAACGCAAACAGATGTTGTCACTGTGCCTATGGTTATTCCGATGAGGGTGAAATGATCACGCGCCGTGGATTTGTAAGGGTTCTGTCTGGCCTGATCGCCGCACCCGCTGTGGTCAAATCAGATAGCTTGATGAAGATCGTAGTGCCGGAACGTTCATTTATAATGATACCGACACCGGAAATAGTTGTCCGCAACAGCGGCATAAATCTTTCCGCCATCCGTGAATTGCTGATGCCGGGGCTACGAGATGTTGAAAGGCAGTATGTGATGGTGCCAGATATTTATGCTTTAACTTTGCCGGAGCCGCCGAAATGAACGAAGATCAACTGAAACATGAAAACGATCTGTTGCGTAAGATCGTTAGCTTGCGTGAGCAGATCGATGATCTTGAGGCGCGGCTGCATAAAGAATCTTGGCGCGCAGCTTCCTTTAGACAGCTTGTCGAAGACATGATCCATAATGGATTAGCCAGACAGCACCCGGGGTCCGATTTCGCGCGCGGCGAATGGTATGTCTATGCACGATGGCTCGACAAGGCGCGTCTGTGGCTTCGTAAGTACAAAGACGAAGACGAGGCCTTTATGAAGATCTACAATGACGTTGAGGAAGAGCAGAAGCGGTATGATTTCGCCGCGGCAGAGTGGAACAGGATCCAAGCTTTGCCAAAGAAGGAAAGGGATAAAATCATGCGAAGGGGGATCGTGTAATTTTCTGCTTGCACCGTATGAGGAGACGGTGTATGGATTGTGCGTCGGCCAAGGGGCCGCCTAGATTGGAGATTGTGAAATGCAGAATGTTTTTGAAGCAGCAGACCGTCTTCGTAAAGCCTACGCCGCTGATGCTGTCCGTCAGGGTTTCCGTCCTGACGGATTATACGCTTCTCGTAATTACGAGATCGCTCTCGAGGTGTTTATCGCCCAGATGGCGAAGGGTGGCGAGAAGACCTTCGAAGAGCACGTTGAGTGGTACCTGAACCAGATTGAGGAGCAGGCCAATGCATGAGATCAAGCAGATCAACACCGTGACCCGTACAATCGGGTCTGTGTTCCGCACCAAGGCCTTCCGCTTTGGTTATGAGCAAGCAGGCCGCGGTCTCCCGCTCGACCCTGATCTATACAGCGACAACAGCAACGACCGCTGGCACTATGAGCGCGGCCGTCAGTTTGCTTTCCTGTTCAATGGCAGGCTCAAGAACGGCAATCGCCTGAACGTTCAAGCTTTGCACGTTTTCGGCAATGCCGTAGCCCGCGGGCTGATTATATGATATGGGTTTTGGACTCCCCTTTCCATTGTAGGGTAGTCCTCCCGACTTAGGGGCCCACATCTCCCCGGGCCCCTCTTTTTTTTATAGGTTCGTGTAATTTTTTACTTGTACCGTTTTTAAATTTATGCGACAAGATTCGTGCGGGCGGTTGTCGCCCCCTAGATTGGAGATTGCAAAATGTACACAGTAGCCCCTCAATTCACAGCTTGGGTCGCAGAGTGCGAAAAGATCGAACAAAAGCATCAACTTTTACGCGGCCCTCTCCCTGCTAATCCGTTTTCATACCGCCATGGCGGCGAGCCGCAGAGCCCCGTTTATGTTTCACCCCGCGGCTACTTTGTCGTCGATGGTTATCCCTGCGGTCGTTGCGGTGGCGCAGGCGGCTCTCTCGCTTGGAAGAACACAGGCCTCACCTGTTACGAGTGCGGCGGCCACGGCTTCAAGGGCCGTACCCGCGAAGTCCCCGTTTACACAGTTGATGCTCTCGCCAAGCTCAATGCCAAAACAAACGCGAAGGCCGCAAAAAAGGCCGCTGAAGTGCATGCGCGCGAAACCGCTTTCGACGCGCTTTACGCCGACCTGCTCCTCGCTGTCGCAAAGCTCGACAACGTGCCTGCGTTCGTGTCTGACGTGATCGCCAAGGGCCGCAAGTACGGCACGCTCTCGGACGCGCAGGTTGCAGCCGTCCAGAAGACAATCGAGCGCGAGCTTGCCAAGAAGGCACAGGACGCCGCCTCTGGCTGGGTCGGCACTGTCGGCGAGCGTATCACGGTCGATGCTACAGTCGTCTTCGTGACTTCGTATGAGGGTGTCTTCGGCACGACGCATGTCCACGGCTTGCGCGACGCGGCTGGCAACATGCTGATCCACAAGGGTGCCAAGCTTCTGGTCGATGTTATCGACGGCTACCCGCAGCAAGTCCAGAAGGGCGAGCTTGTCCGCTTCTCGGCCACCGTAAAGGAACACGGCACACGCGACGGCGTTAAGCAGACAATCCTCGCGCGCCCGTCACGCGCAGAATTTATGGGGTGAGGGTTAATGTAATTTTTTGCTTGCACCCCGAACGGAATTATGATTTTATGATTCTCGTTCGGGGACGGCCCCGACTAGATTGGAGATTGTGAAATGACCATCAAAGAAGCCACTGATATCGTACAATATGCCGACGAGGATGAGGATTTCTACGTCGTAGCCAATGCCTATCAGACCTTGATAGACTTCGACCTGATCTGGGCTCTGGGCGCTTATTACGCCCAAGAAGCTCAGTACTTGATCGACTTCGGTATCTGCCAGAGCGTGAAGGAGGCCGCATAATGAAAACCTTCGTATCAAAAGCGCACTTTGTGACGTACAAAGACACCCGCAAGACCGAGGGCGGATGGCGCGAGATCGGTCTTTATGTTGACCCCGTCATCGAAGGCGGCCAACCTATCCTTTGCGCCGTCATCACGCATCCCGCCAAGGGCGCGAAGTGGTTCGTCCATGAGGCGAGCTCTTATGGCAAGCGCACCTTCTCAACCATGGCGGCAGCTCGCGCCCATGCTTTTGAGGTCTGCGTAAAATCAGCAGCAGGGCAGATCCACGCTCGATCGTCCGAGTATGCCGAGATTTTTTCGTGCTTACCAAAATATGCAGAAATTTTTTCACAAGGAGCAAACCAATGAACACCTTAGACGCAATCACAATCATTGAGGGCGAAACAGAGGCGGATTTCGACACCGTCATTGAGGCTTGGCAAGCTTTGATCGACACGGGTCTCGTATGGCGCTTGCAGGGCTCCTATGGCCGCATGGCGCACAACCTGATCACCCAAGGCGTATGCCAGCCGCCAAGCGGGGAGGAAATAATTATTCAGTAATCCTCTGGTTAATGCAATTTTATGCTTGCACTGGTTTTGGAATCATGGCATGAAGATCGGGCAGGGCGATGGTGCCCTCTAAATTGGAGATTTTAAGATGCAGACCGTCACCGTAAAAAACCCCTTCGTCGGCAAGAAGATCTACGGACCCCTCGCAGACTATCGCGACACCATCACCTTCGAGATCTGCTACCCCGGCTTTCGTAGCGACCCCGGAGCTCCCTATGCCATCATGCAGGAAGAGAACTTCGAAGACCCGCTCGATGTCTTCGGCGTCATGATCTGGGGCAAGACCCCTGAGCATGCCGCCCAACGTTACATCGAGTACATCAGAGAGGCCTACGAGGCTTATTATGACAAGCACGGTCTGGTGGCGGCATGAGGATCGGGCGCACCATACGGATCGAGGAGGATGCAGACGGGATCTGGATCCTCCGTGAGGACGACCAAGGAGAGCGATGGAGCTCGCTTGTAATGACCGCTGGCGACCTCCATCGCGAGGGGAAGGTCTTTATGCAACGCACTGGTAGGTGGGCGCTCAGGCCGTCCTATGGCGGGTCGGTTGAGGATTTTATGAAGGAAATGTTCGGATGAGGGCCCTGCGGGGCCCTTTTACTTAGATAGATAGTAAGAATGAATATTTTCTAAGTCATTGATATTGCAATAGATATTATGAAAATTATAGATAGTGCATTCTAGAGTTATATATTGATCTATAACCATCCAGAAATAATTAGAGATAGAGAGATACACATGGAGACTTTTTTGAGTGAGAGAGAGAGAAGTGATTCCATATATATTTATATATATATATATTTATAATTTATTATATAATAAAATCAAGCTCTTAGCCCCCGTTTTGGATAGCGGCCGTTTTGGATATGTAAACTATCTATTCGGCCGTTTGCGCTTTTGGTCGAAAAGCACTATTTTCTGCTGGTGTTTGGAGGAATAGCCATGCCTGCGGGCAGACCGTCGCTTTACAAACCTGAATATTGCGAGACGATTATCGAGGTCGGCAAAGAGGGCGGATCGATCACGAAGATGGCTGTCAAATGCAATGTCTCGAAGCAAACCATCTTGGATTGGGCTGCCGCTCACGAAGAATTTTCCGACGCTCTCACGCGCGCGAGACAATTGTCACTTGAATGGTGGGAAGACAAGGCAAGGGAAAACGTTGACAATCCCAAGTTCAATTCTTCCCTTTGGAAGATGATGGTCGGCAGCCAGCACCGCGAGGAGTATGGCGAAATGAAACGCGCCCTCGAGCTCACTGGACCGGGCGGCGGGCCTATCCAGACGCAGACGACCGTGATCGATCCTGCGTCCATGGATCCTGATGCGCGCGATGCCCTGCGCTATGCGCTCACGGCAGCTGCCAGAGCCTCGCAGAGCGATGACAGACCGTTTGAGGATGATGACGAGGACAGCGAGTGACAACCTACGTCCGAGCGCCTGACGGGTCTCTGATCGACGCAGACGCGCAGGTTATTGCCCTCGACCAGTACGACGCTCCTCGGTCTCTCTCCAAGTTTATTCAGCTCGCTTGGCATGTGGTTGAGCCGGGGCAGGCATACATCCACAACTGGCACATCGACATGCTCTGCGCCCATCTCGAGGCGATCACCAAAGGCATCATGGTTGACGAGGAGCGGTTCTATAACCGCCTGCTGATCAACGTGCCGCCGGGCGCAATGAAGTCCCTGATCACGAACGTGTTCTGGCCCGCTTGGGAATGGGGGCCGCGGCGCATGCCTTCAATGCGGTATGTCTGCGCGTCACACTCGATGGATCTGGCCGTGCGCGATTCTACGAAGATGCGGCGCTTAATCCAATCCGAATGGTATCAGGCGCGATGGGGCGACATTGTCGAGCTGACAGGTGATCAGAACGCGAAAACCAAGTTTGAAAACACCAAGACAGGCTTCAGGCAGGCGGTCGCTGCTGGGTCAATCACAGGCGCCCGCGGCGATCGGGTGATCATCGACGACCCTTTGTCGGTTGACGATGCTAACTCCGAAGCCGTGCGCGCGAGCGTGGCCGAGTGGTTCGAGCAGGCCGTGCCGACCCGTCTCAACAACCCCGATCGGTCGGCCATTGTGGTGATCATGCAGCGCCTGCACGAAGAAGATCCTTCTGGGATTATCCTCGAGAAGCAGGCCGACGAATATGACCACATCATGATCCCCATGGAGTACGACCCCGACCGCGCGATGCCGACCATGCTTAGGTGGGAGGATCCGCGGACTGAGCGTGGCGAGCTCTACTTTCCCGATCGCTTTCCCCGCCATGTGGTCGATCGAGACAAGAAGATCATGGGCTCGTATGCGGTCTCCGGGCAGTTTCAGCAGACGCCGACCCCAGATGATGGGGGGATCATACGCAAGTCTTGGTGGCAGCTTTGGGACAATCCGTCTGGCTTCCCGCGCTTCGACAACATCATAGCGGCCGTCGATACTGCCTACACCGAGAAGACAGAGAACGATTATTCGGCCATGACCGTTTGGGGGGTCTATACCGAAGACCCTGTCGCAGAGGCCCAGAAAGCTGGCACAGCCTATGCCGTCGAGCGCGTCTACAAGCAGCCGCACCCAAAGGTCATGTTGATCTATGCGTGGCAGGAGCGGCTCGACTTCGCAGCCCTCGTCCAGAAGATCGGCCAGACCTGCAGCCGCTTTCAGGTTGATCGGGTACTGATCGAGGATAAGGCGGCAGGCATCCCCGTCTCGACCGAGCTGCGCCGCTTGTTCTCAAACAAAGACTTCGCCGTCCAGCTCGACAACCCCGGCTCAATCGACAAGACCTCTCGCCTCTATTCGATCCAGCATCTGTTTGAGGAAGGCATCGTCTATGCCCCTGACAAGAGTTGGGCTGACGAGGTAATCATGCAGTGCCAGAAGTTCCCGAAGGCCAAGCACGACGACCTAGTGGACACAGTGAGCATGGCTATGCGATACTTGCGCCGAACAAGCCTCGTCCAAAGGGCGGAAGAGGTGCAGGAAGAATTTGACATCGCGCGGCAGCACACAGGCGCACCGCCTCAACCGCTTTACGGGATTTGATCCATGCCCATAGCCCCTCCAAACCTTCGCCTCGTTGATGAACAGCCAGAACAGCCAGATCTCGACGATATCCAAGTTGAGATGGCCGACGAGGCACCGACCGAAGGAACGGACGAACAGGGCAACATCCTGACGATCGAAGGACCAGACGGTTCAATCACGCTCACCCTCGATGGCTCGCCTCTTGAGAATGCCGCGGGGATCGGCCACAATCGCAGCTGGTTTGACAATCTTGTCGATGACATCGATCAATTTGAATTGAGCAGAATTGCCAACGACCTCATCAAGGGCATTGAGGATGACCTTAGTTCACGCAAAGAATGGATCGACGATCGCGCACAAGGCATCAAGCTCCTCGGACTCAAGATTGAGATCCCCGGATTGGCAGGAGCCGCAGACGGCGCGCCTGTGGAAGGCATGTCGCGTGTTCGACACCCGCTCTTGCTTGAAGCAGTGCTCCGCTTCCAAGCTAACGCAAGAAGCGAGCTGCTTCCGACTGATGGGCCCGTAAAGATCCGCGAGGATAACAACAATGCTACCCTTGAGTCTGATCAGCTGGCTAATGATCTCGAAAACGATCTCAACCACTATCTCACTGCCACTGCAAAAGAGTATTACCCAGATACAGACCGCATGCTTCTCATGCTCGGTTTCGGAGGCACTTCGTTTAAGAAGATCTATTTCTGCCCCCTTAGAAACAGACCAGTAAGCGAAAGCGTCGATGCCGACGATTTGATCGTCAACAACGCGGCGACCGATCTATCAAACGCAAAGCGCATCACGCACCGCATCTTCATGCGTCCATCTGTTGTGAAGCGCATGCAGATCCTCGGCGTGTATCGCGATGTGGATCTTTCAACACCGCAAGAAGCAAATCTTGATGCTGTTCAACGCGCGAAGAACGAGCAGCAGGGCATTACTCCAAGCAGCATGAACCCTGAAGATCGTGATCGCGAGATTTACGAATGCTATTGCGAGCTCAACATCAAGGGCTATGAGCACAAGCGCAAAGGCAAAGAGACAGGTCTTGAGATCCCCTATCGCGTGACGATCGATGTATCGTCGAGAGAGATCTTGTCGATCGTGAGGAATTACGATGAAGACACTAAGGATCTGCCAGAAGCGCGCCAGAATTTCGTCAAGTATACGTTTGTCCCCGGCATGGGCTTTTATGATATTGGCCTCCTTCACATTCTGGGTAACACCACCAACGCGCTCACGGCCGCTTGGCGTGAAATGCTCGATGCTGGGATGTATGCCAACTTCCCCGGCTTTCTGTATGCGGATACTGGTGCGCGGCAAAATACTAACATCTTCCGCGTGCCGCCCGGCGGTGGCGCGCTTGTGAAGACAGGCGGCATGCCGATCAATCAAGCCGTGATGCCATTGCCATACAAAGACGTTGGCGGTGGTCTCATGACGCTCACCGAGAACATGGCGCAGACAGGCATGCGCGTCGGTGGCACGGCCGAGATGGCAGTCGGTGAAGGCAGACAAGACGCGCCTGTTGGCACAACGATTGCGCTGATTGATCAGGCAACGAAGATCCTTAACTCGGTTCACAAGCGCATGCAT